TAGGATATTGTTACTTAGTAGCCGATTTGCTTCATATCGGTCATTTAAAGCATCTTCAAGCGTGTAAAGGACTTTGTGATAAACTTATTGCTGGTATTCTTACAGATGGTGCTGTTATGGAGAAAAAACCTAAACCAATTATTTCTTTTGGTGAACGATTAGAAATGACAAAGAGTATTAAATTTGTAGATGTAGCGGTTAAGCAAGAAACTTATTCACCACTTCCAAATGTTAAACAACTTCAACCTGATATTCTTTTTGAAAGTACCAGCCATAGTCAAGAGGCACTTGAGGAAGCTCAAATTGTTATGAAAAAATTAAATGGTAGAGTAATAGTAATGCCTTATTATGCAGGGCAAAGCGTTACTTCTATTAAAAACAAAGTATTAAAAAATTGGACTTATAGTCCAGAAAGTAAAGGTGGCAAACATGATAAGTCATAAATCATCAATGTTAAAAAGTATTATTTGGAGAATAATGGGAGTTTTTGTTTATGCGACAATCTTCTATCTCTTTACTCAGAAGTGGCAAATAACTCTAAAGAGTACTCTCGTTCATCATACTACCTTTCTATTAGTGTTCTATTTACATGAGAGGTTTTGGATTTGGTTGAAAAAACCAACAGCTAGAATTAAAGCTTTTACCTATGAAGTGATTTTAGGTATGGGTTTAGGTGGACTTATTGTTTACGCTTTTACAGGAACATGGAAGGCAGTAACCTTGATTACTGGAACATATACTATAGTAAAAATTTTAATGTACTTAGTTTATGATAAAGTGTGGGCTAAATTGATAAAATAAAAATGATAGCATTAACGGGTTCGCATGGCTTTATAGCTTCTGGTATAAAGAAGTTATTACCATATAAATCAGTATCAAGAAAAACCCTTAAAAAGAAATCTTGCTTAATAAAGTTTCTAAAAGGGATTGACACAGTTGTTCATACAGCAACTTTTGGTAATTTTAATTTTCAAGAAGGAGATTGGAAGATATTTAAAGTAAATGTACTTTATACTTTTAATCTTTTAGAAGCAGTTAAAATTGCAGGAGTAAAGAATTTTATTTACTTTAGTTCTTCTTCTGAATTGGGAAGAAAAGATGAACCAATGTGTGAGGATATGGTAGCAAGACCAGAAACTATGTATGGAACATGCAAGGCTTGTGGAACTCAATTAACAAGATATTATTCTAAATATTTTAATACAGCAATTATTAGACCTTTCTCTGTAATAGGAGTGGGAGAACAAGAATATCATTTAATACCTACTTTAATTAGAAGTTGTCTTTATGGTGAACAAATGGATTTTGTTCCTGAACCAGTACATGATTATATTGATGTTAAAGATTTATGTAAGGGAATACCTTTAATTTTAAAAAATATAAAAAGATATAATGGGGAGATTTTTCATTTAGGTTGTGGTAAACAATATACAAATCAAGAAGTTTTAGATATAGTTGAAAAAATAACTGGTAAAAAAGCAAATATTAAAATTATAAAAAATCTAAGAGATTATGATGTTAAGTCTTGGATAAGTAATAATAATAAGATAAAATCGTTAGGATGGACACAAAGTAAAACTTTAGAACAATCAATTAAAGAAATGGTGAAATATGCTAAGAAATAAAGTAATGCAGTTTTCTAAAAAATATGGGCTTACTCATTTATCTGCTTGTTTGACTGCTGTTGATATTATTGATGAAATTTATAAGACTAAAAAGAAAGATGAACCTTTTATTTTATCGTGTGGTCATGCTGGAGTTGCTTTATATGTTGTTTTAAATAGAGAAGAATTTTTATATAAAAAACATGGTGTTCATCCTGATAGAGATAAAGATATTGATTGTTCAACTGGTAGTTTGGGTCAAGGATTACCAATTGCTATTGGTATGGCATTAGCTAATAGAAAGAAAAATGTTTATTGTTTAATTTCAGATGGTGAATGTGATGAAGGTTCAATTTGGGAGGCTTTAAGAATTGCTAAAGAACAAAAATTAACTAATTTAAAAGTTTATTTAAATATGAATGGTTGGTCTGCTTATAAATCAATAGATAAGAAATATTTAGTTAAAAGAATAAAAGCATTTGAATTTCCTGTTGATATAAGAGAAACGAATATTGACGAATATCCAGAATTAGTAGGATTGAAAGGACATTATGAAAAAGCATGATAGCATGAGAGGTTGGTTTGTTTATGAACTTTATCAAGAGATGAAGAAAAATAAAGATATTTGGTTAATTACTGGTGACTTAGGTTATAAAATGTTTGATAAAATAAGAGATGATTTTGCTGATAGATTTATAAATGTTGGTTCTTCGGAGCAAGCCATGATGGGAATAGTAGTTGGTTTAGCTTTAAGGGGTAAAGTTCCTTTTGTTTATTCAATTACACCATTCTTGCTTTATAGACCTTTTGAGACAATTAGAAATTATATTGACTATGAGAAGATACCAGTTAAAATGGTTGGAGGTGGGAGAGATAAAGATTATTCACATGATGGTTTTTCTCATTGGGCAAAAGAAGATAAAAAAGTTATGAAATTATTTTCTAATATAAATTCTTATTGGCCTGAAACAAAAGAAGAAATACCTGAATTAGTTAATTTGCTTATTAATAATCAAAAACCAAGTTATATTAATTTAAAGAGATGAAAAAAGTAACTGTTTGTACTATATTTTGGAAAAGAGAAAAACATTTTCAAAATGTTTTAAAAGGTTGGTTAGTTCAAGATGAGGTTGATGAAATTCTTGTTTGGGATAATTCTGGTAATTACAAAACAGATTTAAAAAATGTTCAAGTTATTAGTTCTAGTAAAAATGTTAATTCTAGATGGAGAACTTTATTAGCTCATCTTGCTAAAAATGATTTGATTATTCAAACGGGTGATGATTTTTTTACACAAAAAGGATTGGTTACAGATTTATTGAAACATTATAAAAAAGATAGAATAGTGGGAATAATGGGTAAAAATTTTACAGGAGATACTTATTATACTGCAACAGGTTATCGTTCTTATAATATTAATGAACCAATGAAAGTAGATTATCTTTGTAGTAATATTTGTTTAAGTTCAAGAAAACATACTATTGATATTGATTTAAGAAAGATACCTTCGGTATTTATTGATGATTGGTGGTGGGAAAGAAAATTAGCTAAAAAAGGAGTAACTCTTTGGATTGCTCCAACAAATAAATGGACGATGATACCTGAATCTAAAGATGTTGAAGCTCATCATTTAGATCCAAGATTAAAAGAGTTAAGAGAATTGTATTTTAGAAAATGGATTAAAAATGATAATATAGACCCATGGCAACTTTATAAAAATTATTTATTAAAAACAGGTCAAATTATGACCAAAGGAGATAACTATGTTAAGAGCTAATTACAATCGTAAACCTTATACTAGACCTTTTGATTTACTTCTAAAGGGTAAAGAGGATTTAGTGGGGGCAGAAGTAGGAGTTTATAGAGGTCAACATGCTAGAGAAATATTAACTTATCTAAATATTAAGAAATTATATTTAGTTGATCCTTGGCAAAGATATAGTGAATATAATGAGAAGAAATTAGGAAATCAACTTGAAGAAGCATATTTTGATTCTAAAAAGTTATTAAAAGAATTTGATGATGGGAGAATAACTTGGTTAAAAGGATTCTCTGTTAATATTGCTAAACAAATTGAAGATAATAGTTTAGATTTTGTTTATATAGATGGTAATCATTCTTATGAATTTATTAAGAAAGATATTGAAGCATGGATACCAAAATTAAAAGAAGGTGGATTTATTGGTGGTCATGATTTTGATAGTAATGTAAATAAAATAACTCTTGAAGGAGTTGGATATGGTGTAAAGAAAGCAGTTGTAGAATACTGTAAAGAACATAATATTCACTTTGAATCTAGATGGTGTGATGCTCATGATGTAGGAGAAGCAAGTTGTGATTGGGCTTTTAAAAAGGGATGTAAGATAGAAAATTGGGGTAATGTAAGTGAGGCAGCATCACGAATAGTAAGTTTTGATTCAAAAGCTAAAAATGAATTTAATAAATCATGAAAGAGCATGCTTGGGAGATTGAACCACAAGTATATCCATTTATTTATGGATTAATGCGAGCTATACAACCTAATCAAGTAGTTGAAACTGGAACATTTACTGGTAAGGGTACAATTAGTATGGCTAAAGCACTTAAAGATAATAAAAAGGGTTACTTGTGGTCAATTGATATTAAAGATTTTGGAGCTATAAAAAATTTAGAAGAAGAAAAATTAACTAAATTTGTTGAACTTATTGTTGAACAATCTCCAGAAGCATTAGAAAAAGTAATGTCTAAAAATAATATTGATTTTGTTTTTCTTGATAATGGACATCTTTATCCTACTGTTTTTGCTGAACTTGAAATAGTCCATAAATATCTTTGTCAGCGTGGTTATATTGCAGGACATGATTATCGACCAGAACATAAAGGAGTCTTTCCTGCTATTAATGATTTTTTAGAAAAATATAAAAATATGTATGAAAAAATTACAATTACAAGTGAAAATGGTTTTTTTATAATGAGAAAAATATAGGAGGAATTAAAATGCGTCCTATTACAGAACTTTATAATAAGCATAAAAATAAGGAGATTTGGGTAGTTGGTTCAGATCCAACACTTGAAAATTATCCTGATGATTTTTTAGATGATAAATTATCAATAACACTTCATTTAGCTTATATGAAGTTTCCTAATGCTACTTATCATTATTTTAATGAAAGAGATAGATTTGTATTTTTAAAAGAAAAATATCCAGAGATTGTTAATAAAGCAAACATCTTTGGTTATCCTTTTTACAATCGTTCTAAGGAAGTTGCTGATGAAGCAATAGGTAAAGCTAAAGATAAAGCATATTACCTTGATTTAAAGCCCTATCCTCCTAATGGCAATGCTAATGCTATTTTTATGGATTCTGGTCCAAATGCTATGAGAACAATGGTTAGCGATGCTTTAAAGGGGCAAAGAATGGATTATGGGGGTCATGGTACTTGCTTACATCCTTGTATGTATGCAGTAATAATGATGGGTTGTAATCCTATTAATATAATTGGTTGTAATTTTCAAAATATTAAAGGTAAAGAACATTTTGGAGTAACTAATAAAATAGATAAAGACATGCGACCTACTACTCCATCATTTTCTGGTTACAGATGTACTAGAATGACAAGAGGATTAAACGCAATTATAGAAGGTTGTAGGGACAATAATATTAAAGTAAATAGAGTTAAAGATTATGGCAAACCCTCTTTGCATATCCATCAGGAGCCTAAAAAGGGCGAAGTATTTAAAAAAGTGTCTGAATTCACTCAGCTCTAATATAGACTTAAATGGAGTTGATTTTTACTTCATTCAAGATGGAGCAGTTAATCCATATTCAGGAATAAGATATGCTTCTAATGAAGAAATAAAAGAATGTATTAAAATTGTTGAAGATGCTGACCTTCCTAATAAAACTATCTTTGTAAAAAAACATAATACTGGAACTTCAATACATAAAGAACTTCAATTAGATTATTTATTCCCAAAATACGAATATGCAATCATGGCAGATAATGATTTGATTTTTAATAAATACTATATAAAAACTCTAAAAGTGTTATTTGAACAGTTTAAAGAAGATTCAAAAGCAGGAATGCTTCAAACTTCTTTTAAGCATAATGGTCATAATTTTCAAGACTTAGAAACAGCAAAGCAATTAGAAGATAAAGTATCTTATGGATTTTCTCATAGATGGGAACAAGGTTTTTGGAGAGAAAGTGCAGAGAAGATTAAACCTTTAATAAAACCTTATTTTGATTTAATAAGAAAATGTGATTTTAGAGAATTATTTGTGAATAATAATGCTTATAAAGATATAAGAGTAAAAGTTAATAAAATGTATAATGGAGCTATTGCGGGAGATCAAATTATTGAAATTTGTGCTGAAAGAGCAGGATATTTAGGATTGCATACAAAAACACTTAGACATAAAACAATTGGCGAGAAAGGTGGGTATAGTTTTAGAAGTAATAGATTTAAAGGGGGTGGTTATGGTAATATTAATTTATATCAAATAGGTTCGAGTGAAAGATATAATTTATGACTAAAGTAGGAGTTTTTCTTTTAAGTTACAATAGACCTACTACTACTCCGCAGGTAGTAGATTCAATCTTAAATCAAACAGTTAAACCAGATGCTTTTTTTGTTCTCAATAATAATCCTCAAACTACAATTAATTACTCTGATTGTATAAATATTAATTCTCAAGAAAATTTTGGATGTTTAATTCGTCATGTAATTGCTTTTACGAGAGAAATAGATTATTGGTTATTTATTGATGATGATACTTTAATAAAACCAAAAGCAATAGAAAACTTCTTAAAATATTCTAAAAAATATCCAGAAGCAATTTTAGGTTACTATGGAAGAAATGTAGTTCATCCAGGACTTTATTCACTCGATCAAAGTAATTTTTATAATAATGTAGAAAAAGAAGTAGATATAATTTTAGGAATAGTTCACTTTTGTAAAAGATCAAAGTTAATTAATTCGTTCATTCTTAAAAAAGAAATTCCTGATTTATCATTAACAGAAGATGATATTATTCTTAGTTTGGGTAACAAATATATAGATAAACAAAAAAACTATACTATCCCTTTTGATAGTGAATCTGGACCTGTTGGACTTCAAAGTGGAGTCTCGGGACTTAGTAATCAAGGAGGACATCGTTTAAGACGAATAAATGCTGTTAGACAAATACTAGAATGGGCTGGAGAATTAAAACCTAAAAAACCAGATTCTTTACCTGAACAAAAAAACTTTAAACAATTATGAGTGTAATGAGAGAAGAAATAGGTCAAGTAATAAATGCTTATCGTGAACAATTAAAACCTGATAATAAAAAATGGAGAGTTCTTGAGGTAGGAATAGATGGCGACCCAAAACCAGGGGGCAACTTTAAACGTTTTGGAATTGGCAATACTTATGAAACATTAGATATTTTAAAAAGAGTTCAACCTACCTATGTAGCAGACATACAAGATACTAAACTTGAAAAAGAGAAGTTTGACCTTATTATTTGTATTCAAACACTTGAACATCTTTACAGCCCTAAAAAAGCAATTAAAGAGATTTTTAGACTACTTAAAAATGGAGGATATGCTATTTTAGATAATCCTTGGGATTATGAATATCATCCTCACCCTAGTTATCCTGATTACTGGAGAATATCTCCTGATGCTATGAGAAGAATGATGAAAGAAGCAGGTTTTGAAATAGTACAATGTAAATTAGGAAAATTATTAGTTCATGCTTTAGGAAGAAAGCCTTTATGATGAAATCAATTTATTTAGACTTTGATGATTTTGGAGAACAGAATAATCGACTTGATTGGTTTTGGAGACTTTCAAAAGAGTTCCCTCATTTTAAAGTTAATCTTTTTGCTATACCTTCTAAATGTCCAAATGATTTTATAGACTATGTGGGAGCTATCCCTTGGGTTAAATTATGTATGCACGGTTATCATCATTACAATAATGAACATATAAATGTAAAGTTTCTTCAAAATAGAGGAAGATTACATCAACATTATCTTTTTGCTCCAATTTATAGAGCACCATTTTGGCAATTATCAGATAAAATGTATAACAGATTAAAAAAGTTAGATTATAAAATAATGCTTCATCCTAGTGACCTAAGAGAAGGTATCAAATATAATTGGAATATTAAAGACTCGCCTCCATTTTTAGAAACTTTATATGGTCATGGTCATATACAAGATACGCAAGGTAATGGATTAGTAGAAGCATTTGATAATATAATGAAATTACCTAAAGATATAAAATTTAAATTTTTATGAAGTTACCTAAAATCTCAGTAATCATTACCACTTTTAATCGTCCTCAATTACTTCAAAGAGCAATTGATAGTGTATTAACTCAAACATTTAAAGATTTTGAACTTATTGTAATAGATGACCATTCTAAAACTCCACCTAATTTTAATTTACCCCCTGATGAAGATAGAGTAGTTGGAATAAGATTACCTCACAATACAGGTTATCAAGTAAGACCTAAAAATGTTGGCATAATGTGTTCTAGAGGGCAATATATTGCTTACTTAGATGATGATAATGTTTATTTCCCAAATCATTTAGAAGTACTTTACAAGGCAATTATTAAACATCAAGCTGATGTTGTTTATGGAGATAGAGTTTATAAAAGCACTAATCCTAATGAAAAACGATTTATGGGTAAAACAAGTTATCCTTATGATTTAAAACAAATTGAAAGAGGTAACTATATTGATACTTCGGATATTATGCACACTATTCAAGTTATTAATGATATTGGATATTGGGATATATTTTGGGAAAGAAAAGCAGATTGGTTATTAATGACTAGATTTGGTAAAGCAGGTAAAAAAATAATTCATGTTCCTAAAGTAATTACAGAGTATTGGTGGAGTGAAACCAATATCGGCCAAATCAATCCACTTGGAGGAAAGTTTCCAGCTTCTAGTAAAGGATTTAGAAAACATATCCAAGATTTAGTTGGAGATGTAAACAAGGTATAATATTATTGTAATAAGTGGGGTATTATTATATAATAATGTTATATGAAAGTTAAAATCTGTCCTATTTGCAAACAAGAAAAATCAATAAAAGAGTTTTACAAAAATAAGCAAAGAAAAGATGGATTAGCCTATAGATGTAAAGATTGTAGTAAAAAGTATTTGGCAAAATATAAAGATAAAAAACCAATTTATGCAAAAAATTATTATTTAAAGCATAGACAAAAAAGACTTAAACAAAGTAGAAAAGATACTAAAAAATTAAGACAAAGAGCTTTTGAAGTTATAGCAAATGGTAAAGAAGTTAAATGCAACAAACATAATAAATGGCATTGTTGTGGTAATAGGGCTGATACTGATTTTCTTTCTTTTGACCATATTTATGGTAATGGATTTAAACATAGACTTAAAATAGGTGAAGGGCCTAGACATTTATATCTTTGGATAGTTAAATGTCCTAAATTGGCTAGAAAATATATACAGATTCTTTGCATGAACGCACAAATGAAAAAAACAAGATTAAATAAGGAACACAGAAGTGCTACTAATGAAAAACCAAAAATAATATGAAAAATAAAAAATTCTTTAACTTAGCCAATATTACACCAGAAGAAGCTTTAAAAGTAATAAAAGAAAGCAATAAACCATTTAATGAATTACATAAAGCATGGACTAATTTCTTAATAGTTTTTGCTAAATCTTTAAAATTAGATAAATTATTAAATTGGTTAAGTAAAAAAATATGAAAGTAGCAATATTTACTTTAACCAAAGATAGACTTAACTATACTCAAAGAACTATGAGGAGTCTTCGTAATAAAACTAATATACCTTTTGACCATTTTATTTTAGATCAAAATAGTCAGGATAATACTGTTGAATGGCTTAATAAGTTCACTTACAAACAAGGGAATGTTTATGTTTATCCTCTTACTATAAATATTGGTATTAATCGTGGAGTTAATTTTATTGTTGAAAAAATAGGTAAAGATTATGATGTTATTGTCAAAATGGATAATGATGCAACTTTTGAAACACAAGGTTGGTTGGAAAAATGTTTAAGTGTCTTAGAACCTAAAATGCTTATATCCCCGTATGTTAAAGGATTAATAGATAATAGAGGTGGAGTTAATAGAATGGGTTTTGATAAAGAGAAAGTAATTGGTTGGACTCCTTTTATTGGAGGCTTTTGTATGATTGGATTTAAAGAGGCATGGGAACAACAATGGGAGTTCCCTAAACCTAAACACGCTGGAGGAGATAAATCCTTTTGTATGAAGCTTGAATTAGATGGTTATAGATTTGGATACAAAGAAGATGTTATAATCAAACACATCGAAACTACTCAAGGTCAATATGAACGTTATCCAGAATACTTTCAGAAAAGAAAAATAGAAAGGACTAAGGTTTTTTAAATGAAGTTTACAAAAGTATATAAATGCTCAAAGTGTAGTCATTCATTTCCTATAATAATGTCTAATAAATTTATCATAGGTACAATTCCTCAATGTCCTATTTGTAAAAGTAATACGTCTAAAGCTATTAATAGGGTTGTCAAAACAAAGAAAAAATAGTATTGTAGTATTTGACAAGTAAAGTTATAGTCTATTATACTTGTCATAGTTTAAGGTTTAGTTAAGAGTTCCAGTAAAAGTCCTTTATTCAAAGGCTTGTTTAGGAACTCTTTTTAATAAAGTATGTATATCATCTATAATTGTGGATACTACGAATTTGTTCAAAAGATAAGTAAGTATACATATAAGAAATATCTTTTTAAAAAGAATTTTGTAACAAAGGTAGATGATAAAGATGCAATAGAGTTTTTAAAAATGGACTCGACAGATGTTACTTGGTGTCCTAAGGACAGTAGACTTTTGTCTCCATTTATGAAACTTGAAGATTGGTGTAAAGGTAAGGAAGGTAGACTTGGGAATAAGCCTTTTAAGGTTTATAACCCAATCGAATATAAAAAATTATTTTTATTAAGTAATAAGGAGTAATTATGACTAAGGTTCAAAGATTCAAATTTTCTATTCCTATTATTAAAACAAGTGTTAAAATTGTTAAGGATAAAGATGGTAATGATAAGGAAGAAAGATTTGTTGAAGGTGTTGCTTCAGGAACTGAACTAGATTTACATGGAGATAGAATGGCTCCTTCTGCTATTGAATCAATGGCAAAATCTCGTAAACAACACGTTATTAATCTTAATGTAGAACATGATACTTCTTGGTCAGGTGAATTAGGCGATATTGATAAATTAATAGTTGGCAAAAAGAATAATTTAGAAATTAAAGCTAAATTAAATGAAATGAGTTCATCTAAAGATTTATGGTACGCTTTAACAGACCAAAATAAGAAGCTTGGTCTTTCAATCGGTGGTTATGTTAAGGATTATGAAATGGTTAAAGAAGGTAAGGGAGATGATGCAAAATGGATTAGAGTTTATAAAGAAATTGACTTAGACCATATTGCAGTTACATCTTCTCCAGCTTATCCTAAAGCATGGGTTTCAAACATTGCTAAATCACTTGAAGGTGAGAAAAAAATGATAAAGAAAGTAGAAAAGGAGAATAAAGAAAAAAGTAAGAGAAGTGTAAAAAATAAAAGATTAAGAGAATTGGCACGAGCAATAGCTCGAAGTATTCAAAAGTTAGAGTCAGATTTACTATTAGAACTTTGTTATAAAGGACTTAGGTTCTGTAACAAAAATCAAGTATTATTACTAGAAAGGAGTCTAAGTATGTCTAAAAAAGATGTCTCACTGGAAGCTGGCAAGGCTGTAAAAGCTGAAGCTAAAAAATCCAAGCCCACGGATAAAAAGGTTGAAAAACCAGCGGCCCCAGATAATGAGAAATCCAAAACTGTATCTAAAGATATAGAGGGCAAGGGAACAGATAAAAAAATCAAAAAGGTTAAAACCCTCAAGATTAAATCTAAACCCCTAGCTTCTGAATCTAAAGATAAAGTGAAGGATGAGGGCAAGAGAGAAAAAAGTAAAAAGGTAAAGACAGATGTAAAAGCAACTGTCGAGGTTGACACAAGTGAATTAACTAAAACTGTTAAAGAGCTTTCTAAAAGTCTTAAAGCAGTTCTTGAAAGTAATGAAAAACTTCAAGAGAAAGTTGAAGCGCTTGAACAAGAACCAGCAGGTCGTAAAACCGTAGAGGTGAAAAAAACTCTAGGGGATGATGGAGGAGAAGAAGAAAAAACAGCAAAAGAACTCAAGAAAGAAAGAGATAGTAAGATCACAGAAGCTAGAAAAGAGTTCGCAAACGACCCAAGTCTTTTTGCCAAAATTCAAAGGATTCGAGCAGAATACAATAAAAGAATATAAAAAAGTAAAAGTTTCAGATTTAATAATTAAAAATAGGAAAACAGATTAAGTATGAAAAAAAATTCTCTAACAACATTGAGAAAAACCTTACTTGAAGCTGCTTCTATCTTAGAAAAGTCAGCAAATACATCTAAAGGGGTCGATCAGGCCGCTCAGATGCTTTTGAAAGATGCCATTTATACAACAAACTCTGGTGCATTCGCACAACGAGAACACCTTGATACACAAATCGGGGATATTACTCGCAGAAATACTCCGTTTTTAGACAGAGTAGCTAGAGTTAAGGCAAATGGTAAAACTCACGAATGGGATATGGTTACAGCACTCGGAGATAACGACACAGCAGTCGCCGAATGTGGAACCCCCTCAGAAAATGATGCGACTATCACTCGCTATAGTGCACAAATTAAGACTTACGCCACAAGCGTAAAAGTCTGTGACTTGGCACAATGGGCGGCAAGTGATTACTTTGACTTGATGAACCTTCATCTAGAAAAAGGAATGCGCAAAATCATTCAAGACGTTGAGAAAAAGATTTATTATGGTAACAACGCTGGATTAAGTTCCAACGATTTTACTGGTTTATATAAATTGATCGCTGACTATGCTGGTGCTTCCAATACCATTAATGCAGCTGGGAATCCAATTACCCAGACTTACATTGACAATGCCATTCAAGCTATTGTTGACAATGGTGGAACACCTACCCATATGTTTATGGGAGCAAAAGATCTAAGAGATTTTGCCGCTCTCTGGGCTAATAAAGTTGTTTACAACGACCCAGGTTCTGGTATGACTTTTGGTTATAATGTAGCTCGCTATATGTCTTGGGCAGGTCCCGTAGAAATCGTTCTCGACCCGTTCTTGGTAGCAGCTAATTCGCCAAACACACCGAACACTGATGTCTTTATCGTAGACTTAAATGAAATTGCTTTAGCTCAATCAGAGCCAATGTATCGCCTTCCAACTTATCGTGCTCTAGACTTGGCTGAAACCCAAACAGTTGTCTGGAATATCGTGTTAGAAGTTCGCGTACCTCAATGGCAAGCAGTAGTTAAAAACTTAGGTTAAATTAATGTTATAAAATAAAGTTTGAGTAAAAGAAATCTGAGAGGTAAGTAACACTTGTTTACTTGCCTCTCATTTGATTAAATGTTATATTGAATTAAATAGTAAGGAGGTTAGTTTTATGAGTAAATTATTAGGTACTCTAGTAATAGTTAAGAGTAAAACGATCAACAATGAATCAGTCCCCGTTGTTTTTCATACTGCTACAGTAATGCAAGGTGGGGCTAAAGATGAAAGAGAATTAAGTAGAAGTTATGTTTTTAAAAAGTTTGAAGCAGAAATCCCTTTAAAATTAGCTAAAATGCTTGTTAAGCAAAATCCACAAGAATTTTCAATAATTGGTACAAAAGCTAAATACCCTAGTAAAAAAGCTAAAAGCGCTATTAAAACAAGTAAAGAAAAAAAGCAAGGATTTTTTTGTAAACATTGTGAAGCAAAAGCTAAAAGTAAAGCAGGATTAATGTCTCACGTTAGATATAATCACCCTAAAGAATGGGCTAAAAATAAGGAGAAATAAATATGATAGCAGGTAATATGTATACGCAAAAAATAGCGTGTGCAAATAATAATGGTGCTACACAGTCTTTTGCTAATATCGTTAGTAGTGCAAAAATATTTAAAATAATTCCTACCACAAATGTTTGGATTAAACTTGTAGTTACATCAGATGTAACTGTAGCTGATAGTGATGATTATTTACTTATAGCAAATCAAGAAGTAGAATTTGAGGTTGGTAGAGCACTTGATAGAATAACTATTAGAAATCAAAGCGGTGGCATATCAGCTATTCATGTAGCTATTTTATATTAAAATAAAGTAAAAGGTTAAGTCATGAAAATAATATTTCTTTTACCTTCTTTGAAGGTAAGTGGGGCAACAGTTTTATTTGAAGTTATAGATAGACTTGCCAATAGAGGACATGAAGTTGAACTTACTTCGTTAGATGAAAAAACTTCAGTAGAATATCCTTTAAAAGTATCTCCTAAAAAACTTCAAGATTGTTTAAAATTGTTTAAAGAAGCAGATGTAATCATATCTTATTATCCTGTCTGTGCTTTTTATGTAAATGATATAGATACTCAAGCAAAGAAGATTCACTTCATTACAGAAGATAATAGAGTTTTTTATAGTAAAAAAGTTTTTAAAGCAAAGTTCCCAAAATTAGATGAGGATAGAATTAATCTTGAATTTAAACTTCAACAAAATTATTTAGAAGCTGTTTATAATCTTCCTATTTCTTTTATAACTACAAATAAAGATTTAATTGATATGCTTGAAAATCAATATGATAAAAAAGCATATTTCATGCCTGTTGGAGTAAATAAAGAATTATTTTATCCTGATCTAGCAGTACCTAAAGGTAGTCGCCTCAGAATTGTTGTAGAGGGTAATAATTTACCATGGAAGGGAATAGGAGATATTAATAGAGCTTTATCTGATTTAAGGGGTTTTGAACTTTGGACAATGAGTAATACTAAATTCACAATAAAAAGTGATAAACATTGGATAAATCCATCAGTTGAAGATGTTAGAAAGATATTATCTTCCTGTGATATTTTAATTAAAGGACATTATGTAGATGGTGTAGCTAATTTACAAGCTGAAGCAATGGCTTGTGGTAGTGTAGTTTTAACGAGAGAAACATCTGGTAGTAAAATATTTTGTAAACATAAAATAAACTCTTTAGTGTTTAATGCAAAAGATAAAAAACTTAGTTCTGAGGCAATTAAGACTAATTTAAATATTTTATTAAAGGATAAAAAATTAAGAGAAGAATTAATCAGAGGTGGTTTTGAAACAGTTAAAAAGTTAGAATGGAGTAAGTCTATTGATATTTTAGAAAAAGTATTGAAGGGAGTAAAAAATGGTAGCAATAGGAAGTGAACCTCAATCACCAAAAAGACTAAATTTACTCTTTATTCCAAGAGATAATAAGGGTTGTGGATTCTATCGTATGATGGTTCCTGCTAATGAAATTAAAAGACAAGACTTGGCAAATGTAGTTGTAAATTTTGGTTGGGATTGGAAATTAGTTGAATGGGCGCATATTATTATTGTTCAAAGAATGTCAGACATTGAGGCTTATGAATCATTTGACCAAGCTCATTCACTTGGTAAAAAAATCATTTTTGAAATAGATGATTATGTTAACGGTATTTCACCAACTAATCCTTCATTTGATTTCTGGAGTCCTTTTGGACCTAACTATGGTCGTTGTTTGAAAATAATGCAAAAGTCTGACGCTGTTCAAGTAACTACAGAGAGATTAAAAAAAGAATATGCTCTTTGGAATCCACACATTGAAGCGTTAGGTAATTATTTAGATAAAGATCTCTGGGATGTTCCTGCTTGGACTGCTACTCATTGGGAAAATTACTATAAAAAGAAGAATGATGGCATAATTAGAATTGGTTGGTCAGGAGCTGCAAGTCATTATGAAGACTTACAATTAATAGAAAATGTCTTAACAAAAATTTGTCAAAAATATAAAAATGTACACCTTTGTTTAATTGGATATCATGGAGAAACTAAAAAAGGACCTAACCTTTTTCAAGATATATCGCCTATTTCATCTCTTTGTTCTGCCTGTAAAAGTGGAGGTCAACTTGAAAAGATACCTGGAATTGAGTTATTATATTACCCAAGTAAGTTAAAAGAGTGTGCCTTCGATATAGGCATCGCTCCCTTAATTGAGACTGGATTTAATCAATGTAAAAGTGATATAAAGGTTAAAGAGTATGCAGCCTTAGGTATTCCTGTTATAGCAACGAGGATGAAGCCATATAGTGAAAGTGTGAAGGAAGGTTATACGGGGTTCTTGGCAACCACTGCGAAGGAGTGGTATGATAGCTTAGAGCTTCTTATAAAGGATGAAGAATTAAGGAGAAAATTCGGTAAAAATAATTATCGATGGTACAAAGAAAATACTATTGATAAACATATCCATGAATGGATGACCTTCTATAACCGAATTATAAGTTTTAAGTTTAAGTGGTAGTTTTTTAAATAATTTGTTAAAAAGGAGAATCTATGGCTGCAACATTCCAATGGTGGGGAGAATATGGATCTAGCGGTTCCCCAACTACTACAGACCTTGGTGTTTCTGGTAATCTTTTTAACTTTAAAACATCTAATTCATTAGCTTCGGCGGCGGATTATACATCCTACCCAATCACCGCAGGTAATAACTCTTATGATGTTTGGTTAAAAGGACACTTTACTGGATCATTTAATCAGATTCAAAACGCAAAGTTTTATAAATCTGCAGGTTCTTATGGTACAGGAGAATCTATTAAATTCGTTGGTCACACAACTGCTTATGCACAACCTACGACTGGAGACAGTTCGTATGCTTCAGCAGACGTTCCAACCGCATCGCCAGGTTCAGCAAATGTATCCTTTGATGGCGACCTTTCAGGTAGCATCACTGGAGTAGGATATTCAGATTTCATTACACTTCAGTTGCGAACAACAACCGCAGCAGAAGCTGGAGATACTGAAACCTTCACATTTACGTTGACCTACGACGAGAACTAAAAGTAAATAGTAAAAGGAGTTATTATGGTGAATATACCAATACATCCTAAAGACACTACTTTCATAAGATTAATGAAAGAAGCGGCTAAAGCATTACGTACAGGTAATAAAAAACTCTTAGAAAAAACAAAAAAAGAGTTTTCTAAAGATTATATTAGCCTCTTTTATAATCAAGAAACAGATGTTTTAAGGATTTTAAGACAAGGAGCACCTCCAATCGACTTCCCTGTAAGGGATTGGACTAAGTTACCTAAAAAGTAAAAGTTATAAAGTAAAAAGTCATTGCAATACAATGCACTAATAAAGGAATACAATCCTATGGCTATAAGGCCGATTGGTAAACTAGACGCTAAAGAAAGAGAAGCTCGATTAGAGTTAAAATACGAGTGGATTGCTAAATATAATGATGGTATTGAGTTAAAACAATACGATGATAAAAAGCAATTAGTTTACAATTTTGCCCATATAGACCAAGAGAAGGTTATAGAGTTTGTACTTGAATCTAAAACAGATGTTAAATTTACAATATCTGTTAATTTAAAAACTGGTTTATTTAAAATAAATAATAAACTAGCAGAGAAAATTCGAGTAGACAAAACTCTTATCCCTCTTGGTCTTTCTTTTGGGAATAAAAAGATTGTATCTCCTTGGGGTAATAAAGCAAAATTAATCTATGTACGTCATGTTAGAAAAGATTTTAACATGGGAACTGGAGTAACAAGTACATCGATGAATTACGAATTAGGGTACGAAGCAACAGTAGATGGTAAACATGAAAAACATACATTAGTCATTGATGAAAGAGGGCATTTTGGTATCCCTATGACCCCTGAACAAGAGGGTTTCAAAGTATTGTAATTTCAAAAGTTTAAGACTCAGTTTAAGGCTATAGTTATAGTTTTAATTGAGTTTTTTT